ATTTTATAGAGCTGCCATTTATTGATATCGGATACATCAAGATGTGCCCCCATCCCATAGCGATAGTTAGTGAGCAAATCATATAAAATCCACGCGGGGTTATCGGTCCACTCCAATCGAGCTTTAAAGCGGCCATCCCAGTCCCCTCTGTAGACTAGTTTGTCTTTTTTGGTTGTTCTATTGAATTCGGTTGAATTATTATAGTATCTCTTATCAGCCCCATCGTCTCTTACGGGATAATAATTAGAAGGAACTTTTACTTGCTTTAATTTGCAGTCATAAGTGCGACGAGGTATTGATGAAAAAGATCGCGAATCTAGCTTAGTCCCTATGATGGCAGAAAAGGGATAAGGCAGCGGGACATCAATAATTTCGGTGACCTTATTAAGCTGGATTAGTTTAGATATTAAAACAGAATTTGTTTCAAAGGATAATTTAGTTACTCTAATATACCGTTTTACAGTGCTGTCTTGGTCGATTGCGCCAGCTTCGATTCCCCTTTCTCCGAGCGCGTCCATTAAAACTTGTTTATTAGTAACTACTGGAGGGAGGGCGAAACCCGCGTTCAACTCAGAGTCTTGTTCATCTAAACTCACCACAAACTCCCTTTCCGAATCCCTCTTGTAGTCAGGGTTTCCAATATCAATAAGAGTGGTGCCGTCAATGAGTGCTACTATCCTATAATTATATGTCATATAAGGTTTTTGCAAACCTTCGTTACCTTGTTCGTCAAGGCCCATACTTCCTGTTTCGACTCTTATATTTAAAACGGCTGGGAATTTAGTTCCGACATCTTGGCTGTTTTCTTGCTGCCCTTGTAGTGCATCAATTGATCCGACATTTTTAACCAACGTGTCAGTTAATTGATTGATATTTAAAGTAATAAAAGCCCTTGTGACATTTGGATTGTAAACAGTATGGACAACAGGAACTGCGGATTCATTCCAATCACCAAAAGATTTCCCCGCCCAATCGGAAAAATTGGCTCCACCAGCTTCGGATTCGGTAGCTCTAAAATCGTCGCTTCCCTCTTCAATGGGGAGTTCGGTCGCCTCGTCTATCTTTAGGTTAAAGTTGGTCGCCCCTAATCCGAGAACCTCAGATCGAGTAAGCATTTTTGTGTTGGGAGCGATCCGTTGGGGTGCGTTCTTTTGTTGACCAGCTAGATTAGGGCTTCCCTCTGCTGACCGATCAAAATTAAAAGGTCCAAAAAGCTCTCTACCATAAGGATGATCTATAAATACAGTTCTAAAATAGTTAAAAGGGGGTTGAAATTCCCCACCTTTTCTTACTTCAGCTAAGACATTCGTGTAATTGAATTTTAAACCTGATCTAGTTTGCTGGTTAAGGAATGTGCTAGTATTAAAAGTCTTAGCATATTTAAAAGACTCTATATCTTTTAATAAGACGATAACCCCTCTAGGTATAGCAAAAGTCTGGTTAAGCCACTTGGGGACGCGGGAGTTAGGCGCACCAAATTGCTGGACTTGAATATCGTCCTCTATCTCTAAGGGGATTTTGTAAATAACGCAGCCATGCATGTCTCCCGTTAAGACTCCCGCTGGGTCAATAGTGGGGCAGCTAACATCAAATATTTCGACTCCTGCGGCTTCTAATCGAGCGTGTAGACTCCAACCGTATTCTGTGCCATAAGCCATAGTGTTCATATTACGCAATATGATATTGCCAACCGCATCACCCCCAGCTGCGATAGTATTAACAAGGGCGCTACTCCCAGCCTCATTAACCTTTACTACCACAATGGCATGGGCCTCCCCCTTTAAATCAATTCCTGCGGCTTCCATTTCCCAATCCTCCATTAAACGAAGATTGGTTCCACGCCCACCTTGGTTGAGGTTGACGGTGGGACTAGCCCCTTCTACTGGGGTAGGATCAGGGTGAAGAGCGTCTACTAGACCGTCCACTGCTCCCCCATTCCAATTTAAAGCTTGCAGTGCTCTTTCTGCCAACCTTTTCTGGAGGGGGTTGCCCGTAGGACCATCATTTTCGGCAACTAAATCCGCTATTAGATTTAGTTCAGTTGATATGAAATCTCGCGTCTTTGTCCCGCCTTTCGGGAAGATTTGCTCCAACATGGAGAAACCCCTTACGTTTCTGTGAGTCCCGCGCCCCTTAAATGTTACAGCGGAAAAATTCATTAAAAACTTAGAAGCCTCCAAAGTATCTTCATCTGTCCAATAAAGAGATTCTATGTTTTCGTCAAAAAGTTCAGAGTTATAGTATCCTTGCCAAGTTTCACTGAATCCAGTTCTCAAACTCTCATCTTTCCACCAGTGGAAAGTTAAAGGTGTATCAGCCCTGTTTTGAATCCAAGCCCTTATAAACCATGGTATCTCCCTCCTCCATTTGTTTCCCGTGCTATCTGCTCGGTTACGTCTGACAAACATGGAGACAGAAGGCCACATAATCGTCTCGCCCATGAACCCTGCTGCCTGATCAACGCCATTTATAATAAGAGAGCTGACCTTTGCATCAGCGCTACGCTGGTCTGCGAGGGCCAATTCTTCAAAAAACCTTTGGCAGTGTCTAATCGAAGTGCCAGCTGTGCTATCTAATTGCATGTTATTAGCTTCAGCTGCACCCTCTTCTAGTTCAGTCGGGATATTTGAAGTAGTGACTTGGCGATTTGTGACGGCCACGGGTGTTCCGTCAAGATAGATTCCCTGCAATATATTCACCCCGTCTAAGGGTCTTCCGTCAGGATCTACTAAACCCTCGATAGGCCCATCGCTTACCAAATCAAGAGTTTCGGCATAACTATGTGATGCGCCATATTGCAACTCCCCGAGGACGGGGGGTTTATAGACGGGAGGCTTTGGCTTCCTGCTTCCCCCCCCCGCTCCTGCGATAGCTATCTTTTTTAAAATGTGGCTCATTGTATATGTGGGGTATCTTAAAACTGCCGCCACCCCTGCGCGTAATTAGCGTGATCGCCATCGGGCGGGGGACCGACCTCCTCAAAACCACCGTTCCCATTATCTGTAGTGTTGGTTATCAGCGCAGGGCTGTCTACAGATTCTCCTGCCACCAGAGAGGTCTCTGGGTTGGCGTATAATGGGTAAGATTTAATGGTAGCTTGCACTACCTGAGAGCCCACTTTTAATCGTCCATACCCAATAGGGACGGGCGCTCCCTGACTGGCTACATTAACTCTATTGCTGAAAACCAAAGAACCTTTTGTCGCGGCAGCTTCTATTTCCAAAGCTTCTATTTCAGGTTTAGGTGTCAACGCATAACTTATTGCTGCAAATATTACAGCGGTCGCTAGTTGAGCCAAGAACGATCCAGCAGCAAACCACTCAAAAACAGCCACCACCGCCGCCGCGCTTCCTACAATAGCAGGGACTAAATCAATTGTTTCGGGGTAAGTCATCTCGTCTATTTGCTTTCCCACCTCGATTCTTTTTTTATTTACGATTATATCGTAAACAAATCCCTCCCTTTGCAATTCTATTATCCGACTTAAAAATCCCCCCTTATTGCAATCAATAGCGTGAAGAACATGTTTGGGGTTTTCTATCTCAAGGGTAACGGATTTTCCATATTCTCTACCTAGAATCCCATGTAACTTTACAAGTGTCATAACGCAGCCTTAATCCTTTCTAGCTTATTTACATCTGCTTCGATGGTTTTGGGCGTATAAATATTGATTTTTTTGCTATTTAAACTATAAATTAAAAACGGCTGGCAACAATTGTCTGCCATTTTGACATCAAATTCTGACTCAGTCTCATCCCCTTTGATATGGCTATGGAAAATAGCCACCATTTTGTATTTCTCTTTAAATAAGAGATAGTTAAGGGGGTTTATTAAAAAATAGGAAGAGGGCTCAGGAGAGATGTTTTTTTCGGGTTGTAAAATATACTTTTTCTGGTCTTCACAAAACCCCAAAAACCCACAAATTTCTCGTTTGAAATTTTTGTGAGCTATTTCTTTAATTTCATGGAGAACTGCCCTTTCTCCGTTACATTTGTGCGTTTCTGCCATAACTAAATCCGTCAGTTCCTGGGTATCCCCCAAATCTTGGGTATGGAGAAGTGGGATTGTCTAATATGTAGGTTGGCCCCGCTGTATAGGTTTCCTCAAACCCCTCAAAATCTCCACTCCCTGTCAGATGATAACCTCCTGTGTGGATATCGAGTAATCCATCGGGGTCTGTTGGGTCGAGGGCACCCCACCTACCCGTGGTTCCATCCCACCATGCCACCAAACTATTTTGTGCATATAATATCGGGGGTGTTCCGTCTGGTGAGACCCCATCCCATAATCCATCTCCAGTCCCACCAGTTAGGGTGGTAAAGTGGCCCGTGCATTCCCCATAGGATCGAGGGACAAATCCAAAAGACTTTTCTCCTTCTTCAAGTCCTCCTATCGCTGGGGCCACGCTCTTATATAAATATTCTAATTCGTCATTGTTAAGCGCTCTGTTCCACAAGGCCCATGGACCTAACGCTCCATTTATTGAGGCTGTTTGCATTTCAACGTTTAGACTCCCGTCTACATACCCCTTTATCCCGTAGTAATGGTCGGCGGCTCCCACCCTAAAATATTCAGGCAAACCATTGTTAACTGGTGCGGCTGATAAATCATCTCTAGTAAATCCTGCACTCGTTCTTTCCGCGATACTCGCAAAATTCCCCAACCCCTCTGCTATATTTCCCACTTCTTCACTTACGTTGTGTTCCATCCCATGCTCCCCTATCCCCGCACGGTCCATTAGTTCTAGGTTAACAAAAATATCCAGCTTGGTATCTCGCTCAGAAATTGGTTCGTCCGAAGGGGCTTGGCCGTCCCATCCTGTGCTGTGTCTAGTTACATATTGGTTCCATTCTTTCTGGTCGCCAAAACTTTGCAGGTAATTTAAAAATTTAACTCTGTAAGAGTTATCGACACCTTCATAAGATGTAGGGCTCATTAAATATCCCATGTGGTAGGCGTTTATTTGCTGTCCTGCATTATTAGGGGTGGACTCTGGCGAATCCCCGTTAAGATTTACGTCTACTCCAATATTTATAAACCGACAGTCGGGCCACACGCCATCGGATCTTCGCGAAGTGGATAAAATCCCCGCTCCGTAAGCACTG